ACGTTGTGCCGAATGGAAGCTGTTAGGCGTGTTCTCAATTATGATTTCGGGCGCGGTACTGCAATTGATTCTGACGGATATTACAAAGGTATCCATCAGGATTACGAGACCCGCCTTGAGCGTTTAATAATGCTCAAGCCTGATTCATACGGACAATTTAAATATCCTCCGTTGCCTGGTTTACGTTTAGCGGCTCACAATACTGAAGCTGATGATGGCTATGCTGGGCGCATTTATGTGACTAGCGATAACATCGGAGGCGGAGCTGTTGGACAAATGCCTAGCCCTGGTGAAACAATTTGGAACGGGCAATTATTCCAGCCATAGGAGTTTCCGCTATGGCACTTTGGGAAATCGAATTAGACTTTCCTCAATTCAAAAACATGGCGGTACAAATTCAAAGCGAGTTGCCTGGACTAATTGCTGCAACGCTGCAAACGCAGCGAGCAATGATTTTTGATAGCGAAGGCACTTACAATGGTAGGCCTGGTTGGAAGCCTTTAAAATGCAGAAATGGGCAAATATTAAGCGACTCCGGCGATCTTAGAAAAAGTATTGGGCCAGTAAATGACGGAATAACTCCAGGGCGAGCAACCGGATCAATTGTTGAATTATCCATTGGCCTAGTAACAATTGGAACAAAAATCGCATACGCAGAAGTACATGATCAAGGAAAAGTTATTTTTCCTGATACCAAAAAGGCCCTTCGTTTCAAATGCCACGGAAAATTCATATTCCGCAAAAAGGTCACAATACCAGCTCGACCTTTTGGCAATTTCACGAGCGACGATATTAGCGAGCTAAACGAAACTGTGACAAATTATTTAACCAGCAAAATAAACGGGTGATGTAATGGTTGAGCGTATTGATAAATTTGAAGATCCTAACAATTTTTACAGCGGCCCTGCAGAGTTTCTTGCTGAGAAAATAGCTGCAGCAATAGCGGCTGTGCCACAGTTTGCCGCAATATTTGGAACTAATATTGACGCCTACAAGCGCATGGATTACAGCGTTCGGGAATTGCCAGCATTGAGGATTTACAACAATCAATACATTAAAGAATTCGAGAGCTGGTTTATTAACGGAGAGATATTGATTGACGTGATCTTCCCTGCAAATTTGCGTCGGGCCTTACAGCAAAAATACCAAGACATAATTACCTCGGCACTGTGCCAACAATTCAGGCGTGATTCTTTTTTCCTTACGCTCTGCAACGATGTACCTGGCTTAAATGAGTTGGGTAAAGAATACAGTGCAGATAAAAGTCTTGGTTTTACTTGGGGGCCAGCTACTCAAGAGGCAGTTCCTTTGACCCAAATTAGGGCCAACTTTCGCTTGGATTTACGGCAGTGGGATGAGTTTTTAATTAGCGATGATCGAACAAAGAATGATCCTTTTGAAAAGACTTTAGGCGATCTAACCACAATTAATACGATGATTGACGCGTTAAAGGATAATGATACTTTAGAATTACCGATTGGATTAACACAATCAGTTTAGGAGAAAACAAAATGACAATTGGCTTTCAAAAAACACCTGGTCGTCCTGTCGAAATAGTTTTCGAGGCGGCTCTTGGATTACCAAATGATCAGCAAGAATTACTTTTGTTTGGACGCGCAGGCGTTGGGGCAACTGGAATTGAGACAGTAATTACAATCAGTGCAGTAAGCGATGTGACTGCAGCTACAACCGAATCTGAATTAAAATTCGGCGCTGGCTCTGAGCTTTCAAAAATGGTTATTGCAGCGGTTAAAGCAAACGCTTTGGCAGCTCGTAGCACATTCCCGCCAATCAAATGTGTTCCACTTGCAAGCACGGCCACAACGATAACCACAGCTGCGCAGACCGCAGCAAAACAGGTCAAGGCTGAGTTCATTGTCTCACCATTTGATGCTTCAACAGACAGCGCAAATCTTACAACTTTAAAAGATTTGTGTGCAGAGTTGAGCGGAGCACAGCGAGTCGAGAACAATCAATTTGGCTCGATGGGCGTAGCTGCAAACATGAGCGTCAGCGATGCAAGCACTTTGCCTGCTCCAGACTCCCAATATTTGTCTCTCGCTTGGTTTAAGAATTTGACTCCTGGCTCTTTAACAACCGGAGAAATTGCTGCAGGATTTGCGGCTGTTTTGGCTGGCAATATCAGCCCATTTAATCCAGTTGATAACTTTGTACTGGGCGGCGTAACTGCACCTGCTCTTGCTGACAGAATCAGCGTTGGCGCTGGCTTGGAATCAGAAGTAGCTCTTGCAAAAGGCTGGTCTCCGTTCCGTACCAAAGCAAACGAAGAAGTAACAATTGTTCGCTCTGTTACTACAAGAATCACAACCGACGGAACTGTTTTGGCTTCTGCTTATTACGATGTGCAGGATTTCCAAGTTCTTTATTTCTGGAGAAAAACTGTGTTCACACGGTTAAATCAGCCAGATTTGAAGAATGTAAAAGCCAGTAATCCAAAAGCAAAAGCAATAAAAGGCGAACTTATTCGCTTGGCAGTAATATTCGAAGACAATGAAATGTTTCAGGCTGTTGGACAATTGGCAAAAGACTTCACAGTTGAGCGCTCAATCTCTGATCGTCACCGATTTGATGTAAGCACTCCTGTGAATGTAATCCCAGGGCTTCACGTCGTAGCGACAACGGTAAGAGCCTCGACGCAGTATGATGTTGTGACAGTTTAATTAAAGGAAAATTAATGCCTCCGAGTGCAAAAAAATATTTATTTACAAAAGAGCATATAAGCGAATGGCTTAATTATGACGCAATAAGTGGAATTTTCACTTGGAAAAAACAAATAGCTTGCTCTATTAAGCCAGGGATGATTGCCGGATGCATTAATCAAAGCGGATATATAAATATTATATTTGGAGGTCGTTGTTTTAAAGCTCATCGTTTAGCATTCTTTTTGAAAAATGGAACATGGCCAAGAATTATTGATCATATTAATGGAATAAAAACTGATAACAAATGGTCAAATCTTAGAGAAGTAGACAATGAGTGTCAAAATCAGCAAAATAGAAAATGTCATCGAAATGGAATATTATGGGGTACATTCTTTCATAAGAAAACCGGAAGATATTGTTCAAGAGTAAATATAAATGGCAAAACTGTATCATTGGGATATCATGCAACGAGGGAAGAAGCTCATAATATATCAGTTAGATTTGCAAAAGCTAATGGGATTAAGATGATTAAAATAAAAAGGGAGACGAATTAATGAGTACAAAGTACTGTGATCGTGCGTTTATTACTATAAATGGGGCCGCTGTTGTTGACTTACAAAGCGCAAGTCTAAAGATAAATAAAAATGCTCGTGTTGTTCCAAGCATGACACGCGACGGATTTAATCGCGGATTTGTTCAAGGCAATACAGATATTGATATTACTTGTGCGATTGCAACGCAGAATCTTTTGGCAAGCCCAAAGCTTGAATCAATCGATTATGAGTCGCAAGATATTGCAATTCAGTTCGAATGCGGAGCAGATGTTTACAGTGCAACAGGAGTCTTTAATAAAGATACCGAGCAAAGCGCAGGTGGTATTGGCGATGAAGTCAAAAAGACTTGGAACTTTGGCGCTCTTAAATTGGTTGATGCCGTTGGAAACAGCGCATTATTCAATATCCAATTGTAAGCCATTTTAATTCTGGAGATTAGAAATGGACGTTTTAGACCTTATGCGCCTTGGCTGCGATGCTCGTTTCCCCGTAAAACTACGGGGTTTCGAAGTTTCGCTACGCCCTTTAACTATCGCAGAAACTGTACAGATAGCTGGCGAAGTTGGCGAAGAATTAGCAAAAAAACCAAACATAGCGCGTAATGCAATAACCGAGCATGTTATTTTCAGCATTAAAACTCTGACGATGGCAAGCACAAGTGCACCTGGAAAGGGCGATCAAAAGCTGACGGAATACGTTTTGCAAAGCCTTACTCCAGACGAATTGCATTATTTATTTAAAGAGTATTGCATCGGCAATGACCGATTAAATCCAAGCTTAGAAAAGTTGAGCATGGATAATTTGAACGAATTAGTTGCGCTTGTAAAAAAAAATCGTTCTGCATTGATCGAGCTATCTTTCTTGGAACTAGTGAATCTTTCCCAACATCTTCTCGAATGCTCACCAACGGACAAGTAGTTTGGCAGGTTGTGCACTCGCTGGTGTCGGGCAAACTGACGTTGGAGTGAGTAAATGAATACTGTTGAATTATCAGTCCGATCAAAACTTATGCAGGTTGTCGATGAATTAAAAGCAATAGGCGACGAAGCTGAGCGCACAAGTAGCGGTTTAAATAGCTTTGCAAATAACGTAGGCAAAACAACCGAGAAACAAATAAAAAATACTGAAACATTTTTGGGCCGTCTTCGAGGCATGGGATCAAAAATAGCAAAGAGCATGAGCGAAGATTTTAAAGCTTTGTTTAGCATGGCAGGCGTTACCGAAGGCTTAAAATTGGGCAATGTATTTCGAGAAAACATAAAAGAGACGTTTGAATTAAGTGATACCATTCGCAAGCTGGCAAGCATTTTTGGCATTGCAGAAGATCGGTTTGTCGGCTTTCAAACCAAGCTTACAAAAGGGCTCGGAGAAATCGGCTTGAGTTCAGAGAGTGCAGTAAATGCACTAAAGGGCTTGAGCGAAACACAGGTCAGAGGCGAAGAACAGTTGAGCGAATACGCCAAAGCCGCAGGGATGCTCGCAAGCATTGGCGGGCAAAAAGGGCAAGAGGGAACTATTGCAAAAGGAATGGCTGGCACTTTAACAGCTCAAGGAAAGAATCCTAACGACATAAATGCAATGAAAAGTCTTTCCGACGACCTTCGTAAATCATTTAATGCCACAGGCAAAACGTCAACAGAAGTGCTCTCAGCGCTTGAATCAATAATGGCAAAAATGCCGCAAGATTTCCGCAAAGCATTGACTACTTCTGGGCTAGTAAAAATGGGAACAGCTGCAGCAATTGGAGGCCCTAACTCAACCAAGTTTTTGGAGGAGTATTTGGGCAAAAGCCCGATTGCTCGCAAAGCTCTTGAGGCGCGTGGCTTTAAAGGAGTGTTCGGCGCAGGAGGTTTGGATACTCAAAAATTCAGGGGCGCAGCAAAGGGAGTGATCAATCAGTTTCCAGGCGACCCACGAATGATGGCTCAAACCCTGGGGCTTTCGGAAGACGCGGCCGAGGGATTTATTCGTCTTTACGAATCGCTCGACAAAGTAGATGAAGCCCAAGCGAAGATGGAAAAAGACACGAAAGCCTTGGGAGATCAATACAACGCAAGCATGACAGCGAGCGAAGCGTTTTCAGCCTCGTTAAACAAGCTCAAGGCAAGCTTGGCAACACCAATCGCATACACGACTAATTTTATCACTACGGGTCTACAAAAGGCTTTTAAGACAAGTTTTGATGATTTGGTCAATTTATTGCCTGCAGGATTACAAAGCTCGGTCGGCGGGGCAAAAAAGAAGATTGAAAAATATTTGCCAGACGCTCTCAACAAGAATTTGGGGAGCACTGCAGTAGTTGCCGGCGGAGGAGTTTTGGCGGCTTTGATGGCAGGCGGAGGACTCAAGGCAATTATGAAAATGGGCCAGGGAAAAGCAGGCGGAATTGCCGAGCGCATGGCGTACGAAACCGTAACGGGTGCCAAGGTTCAGGATGTTTACGTTGTCAACGCAAATGAAATTGGAAACGCAACTGCAGGAGTTGGAACAGAAAAAAAGGGCGCAGGATTTGGAACAAAATTAGCAACTGGCACAGCGGCTTTCGCAACTGGATACGGGATTGGAGAAATCTTGAATTCTATTCCTGTTGTGAGTGACGCGCTAGATACTGCAGCTGGAAAGCTAGGAACTTTTTGGGGCAATATGACAGCTCCAGCTCCAGAAAACTATGTGCAGACAAATACAAAAGAACCTACTCAAAAAGAGGTTGGTCAAATTAAAACGGCTCAACCAATGCAGAATTTTAATATCAATCAAGCTGCGCCAACTCAAGGAATATTACCTCAACAAAAAGCACCGCAGCAAAATGTTGACGTTAAAGTCAGAGTGCAAGTTGATAGCAAAAATAAAGATTTAAAAGTGACAACAAAGCCAGGACGAGGGGCCGCACAATGAGCACCAAAACTTTAAACCTCAGTAAAAAAGCAGATTTTTTATTAGCAACAGGCTCAAGTGTGGCAACGCTTGCACAGCTATTTGGAAAGAATCCAAGCGAATGGGATATCGAGGAAGCCAGCTACAATAATGTTCCATTTCATGTTTTCAAAAGTAAGGTGACTTGGGGCGGAGCATTACCATCTATTCGTGATACAGGCGGGCGCAGGCTTGCGAAGTTTAAATTCCCTTATAAGGATGGGCAAACGACTGATGACCTCGGACGCGAGGCGGAAACATTCGATGTAGACTGTTTAATTTTTGGTGAAAGCTACGTTGCAGGTCTGAAGATATTAATGAGCCAATTGCAGTCTCCGACGCCTGGAGTTTTGATTCATCCAGTCCGCGGAAAAGTAACCTGCAAAATGCAGAGCTATGAACTGATTCACAGTCACGAGCAACGAAAAGCTGTACAGATAAAAATCACTTTTGCGGAACACAATTTCAGTTTGGCAAGCTACGGAAAAGCAGCTGACATCAAGAATTTTAAAAGCCTTCTGGCAAATTTGCTTGCAGCATATGCAGCTTTAAATAACTTGATCAACAAAATAAATGGATTGGTTAATCTTTACAACTCAATAAAAGCTCTGCTTTCGGATTCGATAAATGCTTATTTATTGGCATTCCAAAGCACCATTGTAGACATTAATCAAGTCTTCAATAACGGAAGCTCGATTGATATTCCGACCCTCGTACCTGTAAATCAGGGTGGCGTTTTGTTGCCAGACGGAACACTTTCCTCGACAACATTTCCTGCGGCGACAAACCCAGACGACCCGTTTGTGAAGATTCCAGTGACACAAATACAGGCTGCGATTGCAGCACAACAAAAGATTTACACCGATGACACCGTGGCAAATATTCTTGCAACAATGGCTGCAGTA